AGCGGATATGGATGATGAAGCCAAGACTGCTAAAGACGCAGAACAGGCTAAGTCTGTGCGTACTACACGGGATGAGAAACTCAAAGACAGCGACTGGACACAAGTAGCAGATGCACCTGTGGATAAAACAGTATGGGCTACATATCGTCAAGAACTGCGTGATGTGCCTAACCAGTCTGGCTTTCCTTGGGAAATTACTTGGCCTACACAACCATGAAAAAACAACTCAAAATAGCGGTTTACGCAATTAGCAAAAATGAGGAACAGTTTGTAAAACAATTCTGTGAATCAGCTAAAGGCGCGGACCTTATTTTGATTGCAGACACAGGTTCAACAGATAACACAGTCTCCTTTGCAAGAGAACTTGGGGCCGTAGTACCCGAAATCTATATCAGCCCTTGGCGGTTTGATAAAGCGCGGGATGCGGCTCTTTCTTTAATCCCACGGGATATTGATATTTGTATCTCTCTTGATCTAGATGAAGTTTTAGAAGACGGATGGCGCAAGGAAATAGAGCGGGTATGGCAAGACGATACAACCCGTATGCGTTACAAGTTTGATTGGGGTTCTGGTATATCTTTCTTTTCAGAGAAGATTCACCATCGTCATGGCTACCATTGGCATCATCCAGTACATGAATACATAAGACCTGATGGTAGGATTCAAGAGGTTTATGCCCATACCGATATGCTATTGGTTACGCATCACCCAGACCCTACAAAGAGTCGTGGGCAATATATGCCTTTGCTAGAACTGGCAATCAAAGAAGACCCCCGTTGTCCAAGAAACGCTTTTTACCATGCGCGTGAACTTACTTATTATTCTAAATGGGATGAGGCTATTGTTTACTTAAACAAGTATCTTGAAATGCCTGAAGCCATTTGGGTCAATGAAAGATGCTATGCCATGCGTCTTTTGGGTAAGTCTTATGAAAATCTAGGCAATATTGTTGAGGCTGAAAAATGGTATCGCCTAGCAACCGCAGAAGACCCACATACCCGTGAACCTTGGGTAGAGTTAGCAATGATCTCTTACCTGCGCCAAGATTGGATGCAGTGTTACTTTGCTGCCTTGAAAGCCCTGGAAATCAAGGATAAAGCCCTTGTGTACACAATGGACCCAAGCGTATGGACAGAGCGTCCATATGACCTTGCAAGCATTGCTGCATGGCATTTAGGGCTAAAGGATCAAGCAATTGAACTTTGTAAGAAAGCTTTAGAATTCAATCCTACAGATATACGTCTTTTAAGAAATCTTGAAGAGATGGCAGAACCAATGGTGGCAATATGAGCGATTACACTTCTTTACGCACCCCCTTTACGGTAATGTCGTTTACTCCAGACGTTCCAAGCAATGCTTTATCTGCCAATGAGTACAACTTAGGACTTAATGTTGAATGCGATGTTAGAGGTATCCGTAAGGTTGCTGGTGAACAGGAAATACTAAGTACTGTTACAGGTAACATTATTTTTCTTGATGGTGGATTTCGTGGGACAGAATGGACGTACATAGCAGCTACCCGCGAGGGAAAATGGTACAAGATTACTTCTTCGGGAGTGTCAAACATTACGCCTGGCGTTGGGGCTAATCCAAACGTAGCTTTGTCTGGCTATACAGATGACACCAATATCACCACATCATGGGTTGGTAGCGTTTTCTTTATCAATGACAGCCTACGACCTCCAATGTATTTTTTACAGTCTGCTACAGAAATATACATTTACGATCAAGCACCTGATAATTATGTATGGAACTATGAAACTAGTCTAGGAATTACTTCTGTCACAGCCGCATTTGTGCGTAACTTTTCTTCCCCTAATGTGGGAAACATTTTGGTGGCGGGTAATTTAACCAAAGTAAATAGTTCTATAACAACAAACTATCCAACAACCATTAGGTGGTCACAAGCTTTTGCCAATACTGGTGTACCTGCTACTTGGAGTCCTACTTTAAATAACGTAGCCAATGAGCAAGAAGTGCCTGTTCGCGGTCCTTTAATTGATGGTTTCTTTTTAGGTGCTAATTTCTATCTCTGTAGTTATTGGGATACGGTGGTTATGTCACCTATTGCCTATCAAAACTCTACAGCACCAGTCTTTGGTATCAGATTGTTTAACCAAGGTCGTGGATTAATTCATAACAATTGTTGGTGTAATACTGACTCTGAAGTCTATGGCGTAGACAGTAGAGATATTTGGGTTTTTGATGGTTCTGAGTTTCGTTCATTAGGAAACCAAAAAGTTAAGAACTATTTCTTTTCTAACTTAAATCAAACTTATGCTGACCGTATGTTTATGGTCAATAACACACAAAAGAACCAAGTAGAACTTTACTATCCTGACTTGACCTCTACAGGCTGGTGTAACAAGATGTTGTCTTGGAGATATGACCTCAAACTGTGGAATGCACCAAGAGATGTTGCTAATGGTTGCCTGGCTACAGAAGCCCCTGTTTATAACGGTTCATCATTTGACTATGCTTCTAGGACTGTTACTTACGCTCGCGGTAATGTTAGCGGCTCTAAACTGCGACAAACCAATATAACAAATGGGTTTGCTGGCTCTGCTATTCCTGCTTTGTTTGAACGCACTAATGCGTCATTACAAACTGCTGAAGGACCTGTTCCTTACTCGTCTAAAGTTTATATTCACCGCATTCTTCCTGAAGTTGTAGGTACGGGTAAATTGACTATTTCTGTGGGTGGCGCTAACTCTGCGGCTCAGACCCCTACTTATGGTCAATCATCCCAAACTGATATAGTTACAGATAATCCGTGGGTAACAACGCAACAAAACACTGTTAGAACCATTGCTGTAAAAATGGAATCGAACGATTCGACCGATACATGGAATGTGCCTGCATTAAACTGGCAAGCCACTATTACTGAGGATGCTTACTAATGCCTTTCTTTCTTGACGGTAACCCAACACAATCTGAACTCTCAGAGGCGGTTAATTACCTCCTGAGTAACTTTATTCAAAATACATCTGCTGATCCAGCAACGGGGCAAGTCATAACCCCTACAGGAAGGGTTCAGGGTTACCTTTATAAATACCTTGCAATTAAATATGCAGATAACTTTGATGGAACAGTTAACTTCAGCAATACGCCTACTAATCGTTTTTATTACGGTTTAAGAAATACAGATACTGCGACTCCTGAGTCAACTAATCCTGCTGATTACATTTGGTATCAAGTTACTGGTGGCTTTAGTACAACAAAATTGGTGTATTACACAGTTACTGGCGGTAGGCAAATTAATCTTATTGCTGCCTTGGCTGCTCCTTCTACCCTTTATCAATCAGATACTGGCACAGCAATTGATCTAGACATAATTTCTGGTTCTGATGGCGCATCTTCTCGTATTTGTTATGCAAAAAGCACAAGCTTTGCATTGGCAAGCACTCCATCTACTTATCAAACTACAGGTAATGCATCTTTCCCACCAGCTAATACATGGGGGGGAGCAGAAACTTGGCAAGCCACGCCACCAACATTATTAACTAATGAAGCTTTGTTTCAATCTAATGGCGTATACAACCCAACAACTAATTTGACAACTTGGAATGTTCCTTATTTGTCTAATCTTAAAGTTGGCGCTTTAAGTGCAATAACTGCCGATCTTGGAACTATTACTGCTGGTGATTTATCTATTGGAAGTTCTCCAGCAATTAGCGGAACAACTATGACAGGGGCTGGCGCTCATATATATAGTAATGGTCGTTTTGTATATGGTAATTCAACTACTAATTTAACATTTAACGGATCGGCTCTTTATGCAAATGGGTTTTTAGATGCAAGTTCAAATGCCGCATCAAATGCAACATTTATTTTTGGTTCGGGTTCTTCTGCTTTAAGCCTTCAAGATTTTAATGTCCCTCGAACTAATAGCACAATTATGTGGGGAGCAAATACAACATTAACAATAGATAATTTAAGTGCTACTGCTGTGAGAGTTAATGGTTTAATAAATTTAAATATTATGCCAATAGTTGAAGCTACATCTATAGTTGCAGGTTCTATTTATGTAATTCGCACTGTTGGTTCAACAAATTTTACCGCTATTGGCGCAGCAAGTAATTCAGTAGGAACTTATTTTACTAGTACTGGAACTGCATCTGGTTCAGGTACTGCATATAAATATACATATTTTTCAGGCTCTCCGCAATTTATTTGGGTGGAAATTTCATATCCAGTTGTTGGAAATAGTAGACGGCAATTTCCTTGGAACCCAACATCTATTGCAACTTTGTCTCCAACCACATTAGGATATGGAATGGTAGTTTTTGGAGAAATGCGCGAATTTGATGCATCAGGAAATCCAATTTCTGCTTATATTCAATTAACAGGATTGTGGAATAACAATTCATTTATTTTTGTTCCAAAAATTTAAAGGAAAAATCATGGGATATTCAGCACAAGTACAACAAGGACAACCATCTGGCGGTGGTAAATCTGGTCAAGTAGGCGGCTCTCCTGGTCAGACTGGCAATATAAATGATTTTCTTGCTCAATTTAGACAGCCTGAACGCCCAACTGGATTGCCAGAACAGGGAATTACAAATAGTCCGACTATGCCAAATGGTGTTATGGGGGCAGGAATTTCTGGTCAGTTACAAGGCGCAAATGGAGTAATTACTAATCCTTCTACTTCTGGGCAACCACAAATGGGCGCTCCTAATCCATATCCAAATACTATAGGTATGGGGGATAATAAGCAACAACAGTCACCTAACGCGGGTGGCGGGAAAGGTAAGGTCTAATTATGGGTTCCTCCAAAGGTAGTTCTAGTTCGGCTCCAGTCGTAACAGAAGAACAAAAAGCCGCATTAAAAGCGCAAACTGATGCTTTAACAGGCACATTCCTTCCTGCTTACCAAAAAACTATTGGTCAAGCACAAGGTGTCTACAATCAAGTAGCGCCAGAAGCTATAAGAGCTGGTATTAATGCATATGATGTAGCTGGTCGTACAGGTGCTACTAATGAAGCTGCTGGTACTAGTGGTATAAACACTGGTATGGCTGGCCTGGCTTCTTTGTTTGATCCTAAATATGAAGAACAGCAAGTACAAGCAGCACTTCAGGCAGGTCGTGAAACATCCCGCGAAGCCCTTGGCTCACAAAACGCTATGTATGGTGCTGCTGGTGGTTTAGGTTCTGCCCGTCAAGCACTTGCTGACACTAATCTTTCAAGTCTTAATGCCCAGCGACAAGCCACTGCTGCTGCTGCTGCTCGCGCTGGTGTACAAGCTAATAAAGCTGCTGCCGCTAATCAACTGGCTACTCTTGGTGGTCAACAAGTTCAAGCGGCTAATCAAGCTGCTGCAGCCAAGGTTGGTTACACTCAAATACCACAAGATGTAATGGCTAAATATGCATCTGTTATTTATGGCACTCCACAAGCCTCTACCGTACCTAATTTTGCTGGTACTCAAGGTAGCAACACTACTGGCAAAAGTTCAAGGATTGGATAAAACATGGCTGATACAAATCCATTTGCAAGTGTTGGCCTTAGTCAGTTTCGCGCTGAAGGTGGTTCTGACGGACTTGGATCAAATCTTTTGTCTATGGGAACGGCCTATGCCATCGACCAATCGGGTCTTAAAGACTATTTAAACGGTATTGGTGTATCTAAGAATGACAAAGGTGCTTGGACTTATACAAAGCCTCCTGTAAGCCCTGTTGCTGGCGCTGCTGCACCTAATGCCTTACCTGTCCCCGTAGTTCCTTCAATGGGAGTGGCTCCTGCTATGCCAACTTCAGGAGATTTAACCATTAAAAATGGCACGGGTATAGCAGATCAGCCATATGTGCCTAGTATTAAACCAAATGATGCAGGATCAAGACTTTTAGATAATGATTGGCACGGTTCAGATTCTGGACAAAACACATTAAACACATCTATGGCAGAAACTGCCATGAAACAATTTGTACCAACAATGGGGCAAGGTCAACAAAGTTCTGATTTGATGAAACTTGTTCAAATGTTTGGAATGGGATAAGGAAAACAAATGCCTGAAGTATTAGACCCCGTAGCTCCACCTATTGTTCCGCAAACGGCAGTAAGCGCACCAATAGCACCACCAACAGCACAACCTGCTGTTCAGGCAACTGCGCCTGTTGTACAACCTGTTGTACAGCCACCAAGCCCCACACAACGTGAAGATGATGCGCTGGCTAACCGTGATGTAAAAGAACTAACAAACATTGCAAAAGATAACATTGGAACACCTGCTGGCAATGTAGCAATAGACACAGTTAAAGGCATTCAAGATCGCGCAGCTAAATTTGGAAAAATTGTTGAGCCAATTGACAAGGCTGGTGGACCTACTACGCCAGAAGGTCGCATACAAATTGGCAAACAGTTTGAGACTAT